AGTATCAATTGAATTTGATGAAATGGTTTGGATAGAAGAATTACAAGAAATGTGTATTAAAGCTCTACAAACTGAAACTCAAGTAATGGTTAAACGAGAAGATGAAATGGCTTTTGCAGAATTAAATGGTTCATATTTAAAATTTGTTGAAGATGCTGCAAGATTATTATATGAGCAATTAATAGAAGATAAAAGAATTAAAGATTTTAGAGTAATATGCTCTCATCAAGAATCACTTCATTCTCATGATGCCATTTCTGTTATGTTAGCTCCCGATAGCAGTTTTAGTGGAGATATTCCCCATGAATTATGGTCAAGTTTAATACATATTTCTTAAATTATATAAATTATGAAAAAACCCAAAAAAACAAATTACTCAAGAATGAGTAAAAAAGAATTAGAAAAGTTTGCAAGAAACTACGGATTAGAATTAGATAAAAGATTAAAAAAAGCTACACTTGTACGTATGGTTGAAATAGCAGTTGAAAAACATGATAAAAAACATCAACAACCAACTCCCCCTACAAGTCAACCAATAAAAGAAGTACAAACCCTAAAACTTCCTACTAAAAAGTCTTATTATGGGAAACTTGTATTATTAACTGTAATAATAGCTATTGGACTTTTAATACTAAAAAATTGTATATAATAAATTATTATGAAAGATAAAGAAAAATATGTTCCATTTGTGAGTGAAGTTGAAGAATTTAACGCAACAATGGGTAAACCTAATAACTATGAACCAACAATTCCAACAAAAAAAGAGTGGCAGTTTGTATATGACTTCATTCTTGAAGAGCTTGAAGAATATAAACACGCGTGTGAAACAGGGAATATTACTGAAGTTCTTGATGCTTTATGTGACATTACCTATGTTTCATTGGGTAACGGAGCTATGTTACATGGTCTTAAAGATAAAGTATGGCCAGCGTATCAAGAAGTACAAGCCTCAAATATGTCAAAAGCTTGCATTAGCGAAGAAGAGGCACAAGAGACCGTTAGGGTACGTTCCGAAGAGCAAAAGGAAGCGTGTCACTATGAAAAGGTTGGAGACTATTATATTGTCTATAGAACACGTGACAAAAAAGTTATGAAAAATATAAATTATTTTAGACCAAACTTAAAACAGTTTTTAAAATAGTATGTATAAAAAGTGTTATGCCGAATATAAAAGTTATAATAAATATTTAATTCATCTCTGGGAAGATTCAGGTTATTCACAACATGAATTTACTGTTCCTGCTTATGAAGAATGTAGTGAAGGTGAAGCTAAATATAAAGGTCTAAATGGAGAGCCCTTAAAAAAGATATATAAATGGAAAAGAGATAACTCTCGTCTTCATTTTCATGATATGTCCCCTTATCAAAACTTTTTAATTGATAAGTATGGAATAAATGATGAACCATCAACAACCCATAAAGAAATATTTTTTGATATTGAGATTGAAATGGGAGATGCTTTAACCCCAGAATATATTCAATCTGCTCCTAAAAAAGTTACTTCTATTGCTTGGTACTATAAACAAGAAGATGAATGGAAAATTATAATACTAGATCCTAAACAACAAATAAAACCAACAACAGATAAAAATAAAGAAATAATTCCTGTTTATAGTGAAGAAGTATTATTATCTAAATTTCTTACTTATATGAGAGAATTAGATCCTGATATTCTTATAGGTTATAATAGTGATTACTTTGATATTCCTTACTTATATTATAGAATTAAAAATGTATTAGGAGAAGAAATGGTAGAATATTTATCTCCCATTTTAAAAGTAAAGGAAAAACGTAGTTTTAAAACTGGGGAAATATATGATCCAAAACAACCAATTGAAATAGCAGGTGTTGAGTCACTTGATTATATGCGTTTACATAAAAAATATAGTTGGGAAGACGAACCAAGTTGGAAATTAGATGCATTAGGTGAAAAATATACTGGTTTAAATAAAATAGAATATGAAGGTTCTCTAGATAGACTATTTGAAGAAGATATTGAAAAATTTATTGAGTATAACTTTCGTGATGTAGAAATTTTAGTTGAATTAGATAAAAAATTAGAATATTTAGCACTAACTAAAAACTTATCTCATAAAGGTAAACACAATTATGGAGAAGTATACCATAACACAGTCACCCAAGATGGAGCTATTTCAGCCTATCTTTTATCTCAAGGTATAATCCCCCCTCCTAAGGAAAAACATCCTGAAAAGAAAAAGGGATATGCTGGTGGTTATTTATTTTGTCCCCAAGCTGGATTAT